GATTATGGTCCACTATGATATTTGGAAGAATCTCTTTAAAGTAAGCAATAACTTCATCTTGCTTATCAGTTAGGCTTCTCAACTTTAAGGTTGTAAGAGTATCTAATTCCTTTAATTCAAGGAACGCTTCAGCATCTGTATCCAGACCGACCAGCGTTCCGAATTCTATTTTTACTTTTCTTAATGCCTTATCATAATCATTCTTTTTTACGTACATATACTTATCTCCTATTGTGTTATTAGTTACTTGCTACGTGCATTACTGTAACGATTACAGGTTCTGTGTTACCAATTGAAAGAGCTGTACCAGTGAAAGATCCATCAATAAGTCCCTGTCCAGAAACGTTAGCAGACATATCTGTAATTGAGATATTTGGGAATACAATGTAGACCTGCTCTTTAGGCTCACTACCAACTTTATCCTTGGAGCAGAAAGCTAACATAAGAGCTAACTTATCAGCATTCTCGTTTGCATAATACTGTTGTCTGAATGTCTCAAAACCTGCACTGTAAGGAACATTGCACTGAATAGTTACAGTTCTCATTCCATGCATTGGCTGGTTAGCATAGAGGCCAGAACAATAAGTTGCAGGTGTATCTTCAAGACCATTGTCGAATGTAACAGTTGCACTTTCTACATCATATACTGTTCCTGCAGGACATGTGTCCCAATCAAAACTGAAATCAGAAATATCATCCGATCCAGCAGCAGCGTTGTAGAGCTTTGCTTTTGTGCATTTATATGAAGCTAATCCATCTGTAGCAGGACCAGCAACTGTGGTTGTCACTAACTCTTCAGCATGTCCATTAAAGTTGATATCTGCCTTAACAAAATCCTGTGCAGCACAGTTAAGTGTTGCAGAAGAAATTGTAAGTCCATCATACTTGAACTGCTTGGATCCTCTGCTTAAATACATTTCCGAAGTAGGAAGATCTGCATCAACATCAGCTAAGTGATAAGTGTTGATTGTAGTTCCCTGATCAACAGTTGTATCATGGAGCTTTCCTAAAGTTGCTTTCATGAACCAATCAATAAAAGCAGGTTTAAGAATTGTAGAAACTCCACCAGAAACGCCAACAGATCCTAAATCCTGATCAGGAAGTGTCTTAGATCCAATAAGAGTATCTTCTTCAAGCTTGTTATAAGTAGCGGCCATTGTCTCGCTTGTCATTGCAAGAAGAGAATAGGAAGGAGTAGTTTCAGGAGTTGCATAACTTGCCTCAAATCCTGCAAATGCTTTTGAACCTTGGCCTGTGATATATTGACTCATTTTAAAATGATCTCCTTGTGTAAATAAATTTATTTATGATTAATTAGTCCCAAATGATTAATCTGCAAATTCTTTTGCATATTGGACTCTGACTGTTACTTCCATGCCTGCAACATTTCTATTACCTTCGATTGCGGGATAAAAGTCATAGGAAGTAATATCTGTGAAATCCACATCACCTTCTAAATCAGAGTACTGCCATAAAAGCATCTCCAATGCGGCAAGATACCCAAAGACTTTTTTCTGTAGGTTGCATTGCTTGTCTCTCTTAGAAGTGATGAAGAGTGTTATCTGTAGTGTTGTAAAATCAGATCCAACTGATAATTCTTCATTCTCGCCATATGAAGGAACAATCCAGAACATAGTTGGACAGGTTGAATTATCTACATCCGGGAAATCCTGAACAACGTTTTTGGATGAAATCTTATCTAATACCTCACTACATTCAACTTTGTCTAAATACTCATTTAGATGCTGTGCTATTATCTTTTCAAACTGATTTGTTATTTGTAGATCTGTTTTCATTTATTTGCCTTTTGCTGCTTTCTTTTCAATTCTTGCAACTTCTTTTTGCATTCTCTCTTCGAGGTCGTAATTCACGCCAAGACCTTGTAAATATCTGTTGGCAGGATCCTCTACGAAATTTCTTGCACCAACTGTTATAGGACCATAAGTCTTGATCCATTTACCATTTATGTTAAAAGTCAGAAGATTCTCTTTAGGGACTACTTCATATCCATGTGCTAACATAAAGCCATATTTAGCTGAGGGATAAACTGCAGCCGATGTTCCCTTCTTAGCAACTTTATAAACGATGCTTCTGTAGAGTTTGCCTGATCTTTTATTTAAGTACCCATCATAGCTTATCTTTACTTTCTGTCTGGTTTTTTGAGCAGCAGTTGTCAGAAGATTCTTCTGAAGATATTTATCCTCTTTTAAATCATTGAGAAGGTTTTTAGCTTCGTCTAATTGGGCTTCAATCGATACAAGCATTAGATTTCAAAAGACCTTAGTTTCTGAAGAGTGCCCAACCATTTGCTATAGTTGGAATAGTTGATAAAGGATCTGCTGTTATCAGGCATACTTACTGAAGTAACAGCAATGTTCTCGCCTGCGGAACTTAAGTTAAGAGTGGCAATCTGAAGGATTACTTGTTTAATTATGTCAGGGATCCTATTCCCATAACCAGCAGTGTACTCAACCTCTACTGTCGCATCTTTTGGGAATTTCTCTTTCTGATTAGTAGTCATTATGCAATTGCCATATGATTCATAATCAAATGGATCTATTTCTATTCCATTAACTGTTACAGAAAAAACATTCAGGATTGGCTGAGCATAGGTGTAGATTTTTCTTGTACCAGTTGAAATATGCTCTTCAACATAAGTTCTTTCATCTAAGGAGTATCCCAAGTAATTCTCTACTACTTCAATTGCATAGAGGAGACAACTCTTTTTAAATGCTATAGCTTCAGGCGAGTCTTCATAGTTATTGCTGTAAAACTGAAGCTCGTGTATTAATTTATCCATTGTGGAATCTGTCATTGTGATTCTCCTATGTTTAATTAGTTAAAAGCAAAAAAATACTCCCATAAGCTGGGAGTAATAATGGAGAAATAAATGCTTTCTTATTTGCGGGTTTCTGTGTAGTACAATCCAGTTCCGGGAATTCCTGCGGTTGTCTGGGTTCTTCCGTCTGCCCTCTTTGTAATTCTGGCTCCTGCAATTCCTGCACTATAGCTAATGCCCGACTTGCTGACTGTTGCCTTAAAAGGTCCCATGCTAATACTCTTTCTAATTCTAAATCCCATATTAAATTGCTCCTTTGTTAATTTATGATTTAATTATCATGCCATTAAAAAAATAAAGAAAGCCAAATTGCAAATATTTTCAATCAATTTGCATATTTATTCAAAAAAAAGACTCCCAAAGGAGTCTATATCAAACTTTTAAAACTAATTATTAGCTTTCCCAGTCAACGAAAGGTTCAGCTATTTATGCGCATAAAATCTTTTGTGCAGCTTCAAGTCTATCATAGAGCTTTTGCATCTCTTCTGCTTCCTTGGCTGCAGCTTCTTCTTGGGCCTTTAGTTCTTCTTCTGTAGGTCCTTCTTCTTTCTTCTCTTCTTCAACCTTGATCTCTACTCCAGGCTCAACTACAACCTCTACATTATCTTCAATCTTTACTAAGGACTGTAATTTTTCTATTTCAGCCTTAACTGCTTTCTGCTCTTCTTCAGTAAGAGACTCTTTACCTTCAAAAGCAGATGAAAGAGATCTTGTGTAGACAATTGTGTTAGCATAAGCAGGCTCACTTAGAACAATACTGACTTCTAAAAGTCTTGCCTGTAAGATTGTTCTTATCTCTTTGCCATCTACATATTCATAAGAATCTTCCATAACTATGAAACCAAAACTACAGCCATTAACAAGACCTGATCTTGTCATTGTTAAGATATCATTGCCATCCTGAGTATCTGGAGCATCGAAATTAAAATGAAGCCCATCTTCTAAACTTTCAAGATGTAAAGACCCATTCTTTGTTCTGGCTAATAGTCTCTGATCACTGTGCTCGACAAGTGCTCTAACATCAGCACCATCAGCTAAAGTCTTATTAAAAGCGCCCGGAGCAATTCTTTCATAGAAGCCCATGTACTCGCTTAAGTCATTATATGGGATGAATCCATTTATGTTTCTGCTATCATCATTCAAACTGAATGAAATTGATCTATATTCTTTTGTCTTTTTCATATTTACCTCACATTAATTTGTCTTGCATCGCACCATTATGATCTGCAAAATTGTTTTCCATAGCTGTTGCTGACTTATTAGCAACATTGGCTTCACTTTCCTGTAATGCAAGTTTTGATTTAGCAAGAATTGCTTCAATATTGTCTTCTGTAAGAGGAATAAGATTAGCAGGAATAAACTTGGTATTACCTTCTACTTCATTTTCAATTCTTGACATATCTAATGCATCTCTTAATTCATTTAAGGTACAGACACCCGCATGGAACTTCTTGATCCAGCTCTCTACCTTCTTTTCATAGTCAGCTTCAAGTAGACCACTGTAATCATATTTGATGATGAATCTACCTCTTTCTTCAGGCTTCAAAAGTCCCTTCTCTAATGTTTCAGAAATATGTCTGCATAATGGATGGACCGCTACGTTATAAAAGTCCTGTTGTTTCTGAGAAAGAGAATTGTACTTGCTATCTTTTGAATTGATTATCTCAGGTGGTACATTGAAAAGCCTATAAATGGTTGCACAGCTCTGGTCATATAACTCAAGGACTTTTGTGTGCTCATTATTGCCTGCTTCAAGCACAGATATTTTTGAGCTTGGAGGAGTAATAATTGGTCTCTTGAAATTCTCTTTTCCAAGAACAAAAGTATTAAAATACTTGCTAAATTCTTGAACCAGTTTTTCAGTCTTAGGTGCTCCTACTTTGTAATCTTCCTTATCAAGTTCAACTAAAAGTCTGGATCCAATGCCTCTTTCAAAGAAGATGTTGATGTATTCAGCAATAACATCATTGGTAAGGATTTCCCTTTTATGGACAATAACTGGAGACATACCAATAGTGCCATTATAGCCTTCGTCCAGATAAGGGATATGAATTACATCATCTTCAGTGTAGATACCTTGTTTGGATGCACTGATAGTAAACAGCTTTCTTCCACTTTCAGATCTCTGAACTAAAACTAAAGAAGGATCAATTATCTCAAGTGAAACAACTTCTCCCTGATACTTATGTTTGAAGATATATGCATTACCAGTCATTAGCAGATGCCTGATAACTGTTTTCCAAAATAATGTAGATGTTTCTTCAATTGCAGGATCCTTTAATATCCTTGCTATGCCATGGCCCCATGCCTCTTCTAAACCATGTCTTGTGTGTACGTAAAGTGTTAATGGTAATGTTGAAATAGTACCTGAAATTAAAGAGACTGCCCTATCAACTGCGGCATTTTTCTCTGCTGGGAAAATGGCTGTTCCCCATGTTTCAGATGTATATGGATAAAATTGTCGAGTCTCGACTGAAGATTTTTTACGACTAAATAGGCCCATTCGGAATGAACTCCTAATTGTTGAGATATATCTTCTTAATTAGTTGTCTTTTTCCTTTCTCTAAAAAAAAGTGATCCCTCTCATTTGTGAAAGGGATCGAATTAGAGGAATTAATATGGGAGAAGTATATGCCATGAAAAGGCATTTCTTCTAAATCAATTATACTGTAGGAGCAACGACGTGACAGATATAGTGAGTTCTACCATCGACATCGAGGTCGCTTAGCTTATATCCACCCTGTAGAGCGTTGACTGCTGTTCCGAGAACAACGTGAACTGTATCTGTTGTTCCAGTTGCTGTTGTACTACCATTCGTACAAACTGCGACATATTTATCGGCTGTTTCTCCACTACCGGATACACCAGTTAACGGTACAAAACCAGGTGTATTAGGAGTTCCAGTTGCTGTAGTAGCGAGATCATAGGCTGAGACCCATCCCCCGAATGTAGTATAGTCTACAGTTGTGTCGTTTGTGTAAGCTGCATCATCGAAGTACAGAATTAAGAAATCATCAACGTTTGTTCCTGTAGTAAAGATCTGATTAGGTCCTTTGAGAGCGCGTGAAGACCACGAAGGATCGTAGTCGAAGTAAGCGAACTCTGGACTACCAGTTTTTAGATTTATCGACTGTTCGACAGGTCTGTGTGTAACAACGTCTGTTACGCTGCTGGAAACTGTAGTATCCTCTTCTGTGTAGCTGAATGTTAAATTAAACTCTCTGAGGTTGTCAGGATTTCCACTTGCATCATAAGTTGCAGGTGACATTGTAATGTCTGAAGCGTCGACAGAGTGTGAACTACCGTCACTATACTTTGCGACGAATGTTAAACCTGTAATATCGGGAGTTGTTCCAACAATCTGATCGTTTGTTAAACTACCTCTTATTTTGAGAGATGTAAGAACTACCTCTGCTTCAGTTACAGTTGCTTCAACAGCACATGTTGCTGTTTCACCAGATACTGCGTCTACGAATGTGAAAGTACAAGTCTGTGTACCTGCTGTGTCGCCCCAATTCTCAGGGCTGTAGGTCTCATAATTGACCGAGGCGTCCGGTCTACCATCACCGTAGTGAGCGGTGAAGGTAAGACCTGTTGGATCTACCGGACTTCCCGTGAATTGAGAGTTTGTCCAGTCACCGCCGGACGTGACTCCGATCAGAGACTTGCTTTTTTTAAGCCAAATACGTTCTTAGGCTGAATAACATCGCCTGCGAAGGCCATGATTGCCTGATAATAAGTGTTGCTGTCACCAAGCTTCTTGATTGGAGAAATATCAATCTGATCTGCGATTGCAAGAGCAACGTTCTTAAGATCACCACACCATACAACAATGTCGCCAGCAGTAGCACCAGCAAATGCAGGAGCCTTGCCAGTTAAGATAACCTTGACACCTTCAACAGTCTTGTTTCTAACAAGCTCTTCCTTAACGAAGTCATAACCATTAGCATCAGCAGCTGCGATTGCACTGTAGATACCCTGATTCATAACCATAACAGGTTCAGCAACATCGGTGTCTTTTACTTTGAGAGCAAGATCAAGGAGATCCTTGATGGAAACAGCCGAAGCAGATGCAGTAGCAATCTGGTTAGCTGCAGCAACCTTGTCAGCATCGAAGATGTTATCGAAGATAACCTTGCACATAGCAGTTCTGAAAGACTCTGCAAGAAGTCCGGGAATCCTCTGCTCAAGAGCAACGAAACTATGTCTTGCTGCTTCGTAGGTAATTGGAAGTATACCAACATATGTTTCAGGATTGAGCTTCTTGACCTTAAGGTCTGCACTCTTCATTGCATCAGGATCATTGTCTGTCCAACCTTCAGAAACCTTTGTAGGAACAGCAGGTCTGGCTTCAAGAACAGGAACCTGTGTCTCAAAGTTAGGTCCATTGAAATAGGAAACCATATCAAGTAAAGGCTCTCTCTGCTTGATTAGATCCCAGAGCTGACCAAACTGATAAACAGCACCGATACCATTAGCTGCATCCTCACCAAGAGTGGAAGTGATGGATAAAGCTCTCTTCTCGATCATTGCATTAGCAAGATCTTTCCAAGTTCTATTTTCAACTTTATTTTCGTTCATTTTAAAATTTCCTTCGTAGAATGATTTGTTTCTTTTTTCCTCGAGATCCTTAGCCTGCTTCTCCGCGGCTCTTGTTTCGATCTCTTCAACTTTCTTTTCTAATTCTTCACGGGTCATGTTGATTAAACCTCTGTGTTGTAAGATTTTGTGAGTCATTGAAATCTGTCTGGTGTTACTATTACGGCGGCTTCAGTGGTGGTACTATTTAGGTAGCTAACCTATCAACTCCGGCTGCAGTGTATCGGTTTTAATAAGGCCAGTTAGATATCTCTAACCCTCTATTAAAATCGGCATATAGATGCCTGATGAATAATTAGTTGAATTTGGAAAAAGTGAGATTTGAGCAAAAAAAAATCCTCTTACGAGGATTTCTTAATTTCCTAAGACAATCGCTAATGGATCTTCTTCTTTCTTATTGTCATGGTTTATAGGTAATTTTGATCTATCTGTTGGAGTACATCCAAACCTACCTGCAAGCTTATTAAATCTGTCTCTTGCGGAATCCATTATGCCAAACAGTTTCTGATGGATTGTTGTCTGCTTTAATAATTCTTCAGTTCCAGCCTTAAGATCTATTTCATGTTTTAAGTATGCTTTTCTTGCTTTTACATAATCATCATATGCATCAAACAAAGACTTTAATGCTGGTAAGTCTGGCTCTGTCAGAGACTGCATCATTATCAGATTAGATACAACCAAATTCCATGCTTCGACAGTTTCCTTGCTATACTTTTTTGGGGGCTCAATCATTGTATCTTTTGTAATGATGTTTCCGCTTGCAGGATTATAAGTCCTGCCTAACTTTCTATTTGGATCACCCATCAACTCTAAATGGGCTGCTGTAGCTCTTGGCCTACCGCCACCTTCACCTTGGCTCATTCTTATCTCCTATTAAAGATTCAGTCCTGATAGCATTGACTCTAAATCATCGAGCTTTTGCTTATCATCTCTTAGGTCTATCTCACCTACTTCAGCTTGCGACTTGATGTAGCCAACTGCCATTGCTGAAGTAACACAACCATCAATCCTTTTGGGACTATCTTTATCTCCATTTGGTTTGACTATCTTGATGTTTGAGTTTGCATCTGTGTAAATTTCGGCATTCGCAAACATCCACTGTATTACTGGATTATCATCAACAAGCCTTGCCTTATAGATTTCCTCTTCAAGATTCTTAACGAAAGGTGAAAGGTACTTCATAGACTGATTGACTTCAATAATGTCTATGTTTGCTTCAAATTCAGAATAAAGAGGGTTTGCACAATAAGGGTCTACTAACAAGCACTCAATATTGTAATCCCTCATCTGTTGTTTGATTACATCAAAGATTGCTGTGTAATCTATTGTGGATCCCAGCGTACCAACCACATATCCTTTATCTGTCCAGAATCTCCACAGTTCATTGTCTTCATGAATCTTTTCCTGCATTGCATCTAATGGGAAAAAGAACCAATGTTTCATGAAATAGTGGTCCTCTTGATAGAAACAAACAGAGAGGGATGAAAGGTCCCTTCTTTTGGATAAATCAACTGCACCTACTGCATAATATGGCTTGTCAGGATCAAAGGAAAACTTCTTAGCATTGTCCATAACCTTCTTCCATTGATTAGGTTGGATCCATGCTTTAGTAGATGATATGTATCTTCCTAAATTTCGTGTAATGAACTCTGACTGTAGTGATGGCTGCTGCAGTGCTTCGACCTTAAGATCATGCAGGAATTTTGCTGTAACTGTATGGCCCAAAGAGGGACAAGCTTTGATGTAGTTCTTTTCATCTTCCCAGTTATCATTATCATCAATCTGATAAGCAACACCAAAGAATGTGTCATCCTTCAAACTACCCTGTAGGATCTCTTTCAATCTCTTTAGTTCTTGCGCTCCTGCAGAGTACAAATCATCGGTTGCAGATCCTATCTCAAAGATAAGACCTTCCCTTCTGGCTCCCATTCCTGATTGCAGTCTCTGTACTATGTCATAGCTCTTATGGGATCCAATTTCATCAATACAGACAATAGACGGATTAAGACCATCCATCCTGTTACTGTCACTCGGCAAGGCTTCAAAGTAACCAGCAAGACTTTCATTAACGATTCTTGATGTTGAATTGTAGACTCTCAACCTTTTCTGCAATGCTGCATTTTGATTGATTGCTTCTTTTATGTGATTATAGATGATCCTTGCTGTGTCTCTCTTAGTACATGCAGCAAGTGCCTGACAACCGGGTTCTGTCAGTAGTTCATAAATCATTAAAGTTGAAATTAATGTACTCTTGCCTTGCTTCCTTCCGACTTGAATATATGCCTTTCTGAATCTTCTGGTATTGTCACTTTTGTTCTTAAATCCATAAATAGACATCAGGATCCACTTTTGCCATGGTAGCAATTTTAGATTCTGACCTTTCCACTGGCCTTCATACTGCTTAGTAGCTTCAGCAAACTTGATAATCTTATCTGCTGCGACTTCATCAAAGAAATATGGATAGCTTTCATCTTCACAAGACTCAAGATCCTTTAGAAACCTTTTGCATGCAAGGATCGTCCAGTGACCAGCTACTATTTTATGATTCTTAATGTCATTGCAATACTGAATAACTTCCTCTAAGTTTGACATGACTTCTCTCCTAAATTAATTAGTTGAGAGGCCCAAAAAGACTGAAAAAACTGGTAAATCCTTTCATTCTATAGGGATAGGAAAAAAACACCAAACTTGAATAACTTTTTATTTCACAAAGAATTATTGAATCATCTAAAAATCCACGGACATACAATGTTTATATGCAAACGAAGGAAGGTGGTTGGATGTAGCTTAAAACAGATTTTTTTTAGCTATCCCTATATGTCTCAAGCACTTATGCAACCACAAGCAACTTTGAGGCAAGCAGACCTTCTGGGTGCTGCAAAAACTTTGCTTGCTTGAAAAGCTCTGCAGGCCAGCGTGTTTCGGAAGGAAAAGTGTGCATGTAAAAACGAAGGAAGGTGGTTGGATTAATAAAAAGAAAAGCCCCTCTTTTGAAGGGGCAAAATTAAACGGAGAATATAGATTATGAGTTATTTTTCTTTCAATAGCCAAATAACAAAACCATTATCTTTGCAGACTTTTCCATATTTAATCTGACATTTACCATCTTTAGAGTAATAGCAAGTGTCGCATGATCTGGTTTGTTCTTTAGTTATCTTTTCTAATATCAAATCTAAACTTTGTGGTATATTCTGCAACATTTTTAAGATCCCTTGTAACTCTTGCGTGACATGAACTGCAGCATACGACCCAATGGCTCTTATCAAAGAAGTCGGCTTCATTGTTGTAGCAGTATCCAGCAGGCCATTGGTGATGGACTTGTAGTCTAACCTCTTCTCTGGATCTTCCACATATTTCACAATATGGGTGAGAATCAATAAATGCCTTGCTTTCCTTATGCCATCTATAAGACTGATAATAGTCCTGATAGATTGAGCCGGATCTATTTACAGGATGCGTCTTGAAGTATTCTTCTTTTCTTGCATTATCTCTTGCTTCATCCTTCTCTTTATGTTTCTCACAATATTTGGATCCTTCCACTCTGAAATTGTGACAACAAGGATGGCAGCATAGTTTTTTAATCATATAATTTCAACCCATGAGCAAGCTACATGCTCATATATGTCGAGGTAGATCTTACCTCCGATTATCTCAACCTTGCAGTAATAATTCGGATTACTGGTATTCCAGAACACAAATAATTTATTTCCGGACATACTTTCTAAAACCAGATCTTCATTACATTCAATCTTATGATGATAATAATACTGCTTTGCTAATTCTTTTGCCTTTTCTAATGTCATTGATTCTGTTTAATAATTAACTGGATCCCTTATTGGAGAAATTTCAGATAACTTTTTTTATTTGTTGCTGCAAGGATCCAAACGTTTTAATAAGGATTTAATATGGCTAATCTGCTTTACGCAGTTCTTGTCTCGATATATTCTCCCAAAGCCTTATAGAATGCTTTTGCAAGATCAAGTATAGGATCTTCCTTTGCATTGACTTCTCTGACCTTTATCTCTGGCATCTTCGGACAAACTAGTTCTTCTACTTTTGTAGACTCTTCTTCCTTATTATCAGATGAACTATCTATAATCAAACCTTGCATTTTGTAATAATTGAAAACTGTTTTTGCGAAGGATGTCATTCTCTGATCATTCTCTATACCCATAACTGCTTCGACTTTACCCTCACAGTACTCTAATTCTTTTTTTGCCAACTCTTGTTTAAGCTGCTCTTCTGTAATGGTTGGATTATTTATGATTATTTCACCTGCACATGAAAAAGCATATTGATGCATCTGTGTCATCCACTCTTTTATGTAATCAAAAATAATCTTTCCTTTGCTTTGCACTCTTGTTATTAATTCAGATCCTTCCTTTGTAGAAGCAAGCTGATCAAAACAATACTTCATTTCTTTTGCTGAAAATAAATAATTAAATTCTGCCATTAATCATTCCCTCCTTAAATCCTTCTGGGCATTCAAATGCCTTTGTATTGATTTTTCCATTATTAAACCATCTTCTTCCTTTTTGACTTTTACTCATCTTACTTTTAGTCTCCTCTGTAGCTCTTTTTCCAATTTGGGCTAAAGATATCTGTGGACATCTTTTTCCCTTATTCCATGCTACTTGCCCTTTATGTGCTTCACTTTGTTTTCTTTTAGATTCTTCAGACATAGGATCCATCTTCATGCCTTTATTCCATGCCGGACTGTGATGATTAAGGGCTCTTTGATTTCCAATTAAGCTAATTGAAATCTTTTCTTTATGTTCTATAGAATGTTTTCTCCCTAAATCACAATTAAATCCATTAGGCCATTGTGTATTGAATTCAATTGTGTAAAACCATTCAAGAAGATCAGCATATTCTTGATCCTCAGTTTCTGTTAATATTTCACCTTTAAAATTTACCCAACCATATTGTTGAATTGCTGGTCCAAAATAAGTTGTTACTAAGTATTTACAACCGTTAGTTCCAGCTCTTTGTTGTAAGGTCTTTTTTGTTTGACCAATATAACAAGGGCTATTTGTAATAAGATTTGTGTAGAGGTAAATTTTAATAGCCATCACTTTACCCCCTCAAGATTAATTTTTATGCTAATTGTCTTATCTGACTTAACAAATCTCTTTTTGATTTCTTCTCTTTTGGCCTTCTGTTCATTGAAATATGAATCCATGTATTCTTCACTTTTTGGAACATATTCATCCAGCAAGTTCTGTACTGCTTCCAAATTAACCTTCACGCAAGTTCTTCTCTGATCACTCTTGTTGTTCTTTTCAATAAGCCCTCTATCAGTAAGTCTTCCATAAATCTGTGAAACTACTCTCTGAGGAATACCAGTTGCGACTTCCACATCTTTAGGAGTCTTAATCATGAAGCCATTGAACTTAGAAACTAAAATGTAATTCTTTAGATGTTTGAAAAATGAAATAACCAGATAGACTAAAACTGTAGCAACATCATTAGCTGCAGAGTCATCATTGAATGCATAGGTTATTGCTCTACGTGCTTTGTAAGAATCAATCTCTTTCTCAAGATTGAATGTTGAAAAATTATCCGACATATTCTCTCCTCTATGATTAATTAGTTCCTCCTTAAAAAATAGGTTGGTGGTTTCAGCTTGCAATCTTACTCCCACCAGAGGAGGAATATGCAATTAATATAAATTGGCTTTCTTCATTTTACACAAAATACACCGAGTGATACAAAAAAAGTGCTACTCTTTATTAGCTCTTGAGAGTATTTAGAACCTTAAGGTATTACAGTACATTTATGTTTTTAGAACTTATGTTATTGAAAAGATTTAAATAATAGACATTAACCTTAAGGCTTTAATTAAAAAAGGGCTTTAGCACTTTTTTAATTAAAGAGAATAAAAGGTTAATAAAGAGTGATGCAAAAAATGACACACTCGTTAAAAATGCATTATTTTAAGATTTTGCTGATTTACCCTTCGTATAAATCTACTGGCCAAAAAAAGCTGAAGCTTTTTCTGTCCTGTATTTTGCTTGGGTAGACATAATTAATCCTATTTTCTCTTTCTAACTAACTATTTCATGGATAGTACTGCGAGGAGCAATTTCAGGAAAAGAAAAGCTTGGACTGATTTCAGATCTACCTTTAAAAAAGAACATGATGCATTAACAGGATCCAAGCTGTCTAAAAAGTTCAACCTTCATCATATGGATATGTGCTCAGATCACTACGACAATATCAGCACACGCGATAACTTCATACCTCTGAATTCCAAAAGCCATGAATGTGTGCATTTCTTATTTGACTACTATAAAAAGGATCCAGCTATCTTAGATCGTCTTAAGGACATTCTTGATAAAATGGTTATCCTTAATTCAGATCCTTCCAAGATAAAACTATTCAAGAAATAAACTGGTAATCATAAAGCTCATATGCTACGCTCATGCTATGAGTTTTTTTGATGAAGAACACAGAGCAAGAATTGCAGAGCTTGAACCTCTTTGGAATAGCCTAAGTGGGTTAATTCAAATGGCAAGAAAATATGGCATTGAGGATATCTTTCAAGATAATGGAGCAAAGATTCTTCAACAGCTTGTGTATCTTGATTTTAAAGCTCTACCCGGAAGAGAAGGAAATGATGCAGTATCCTCTAATGGCCTTCAATGGGAAATGAAGTCAATTAATCTTGATACTTCTGCTACAGGATTCAGTACAAACCATCATACAAACTTCGATATTATTGCTAAGTACAGGCAAGTCCCTTGGTCATTTGCAATCTATCATGGTGAAAAACTGACTGAAATCTATGTAATGAACCATGAACAGTTAAAGCCAATATTTGATGCTTGGGAAGAGAAACTTAGAAGAGAAAATAAAGTGGATCTGAATAACCCTAAGATACCAGTTTATTTTGTAAGAGAGAATGGTATTCAGGTCTACCCTATCAACCCTGAAAATCCAATTGACCCTGCTGATATTGATTCGTTATCTCAACAAACTCGTCAGACATTATTCTAGAATAGACATCTTTAGCTTGTTCAATTGATTCAACAAATCTAAATGAAGAATTAGCCACATACTCTTTCATCAAATCAAAAGCTAACCATCTTCTTCCAAGTCTTTCAGCAGCAAGACCAGTTGTGTTACTACCAGAGAAAATATCAACAACAAGATCATTTGGCTTGGTTAAGAACTTAATAAAGAACTCTGGAAGCTGGATAGGAAATCTTGCTGGATGTCCCTTAATCTCAAGAGCTTTGCAATATCTGAGATACTGGCTATTGCTTTCAGAGTTTGGAATATTCAACATGTTTGAAGGAATAGCTCCACCATTATCACGTGTCCAGCTACCTTTCTTCATTTGGTGTCCCGATGGCCTATTAGCTTCATCCCCACCAATAAATTTCTCAGGTTGAGAAATAAAAGACTTCATTCTGTCTGAATAAGGAGCAAGAACCTGAGTAACATCAGCTTTGCAATCTGAACTCTTGCAGACCCACCAGCATGTTTCAATTGAGGATTTAGCTCTAAGTTTTCTTTTATTTACCCATTCAATAGGAGAAGGAAGAGCCGAAGGATTATACCAGTAAAAAGGCTGTGCAAGCTTATAACCAAGTTCATCACAGAGTTTCATTAAAACCCTAAACTGATAGAGGGAGTAAATAGGCTGGCCTTTTTCATAGGCACCACCAATATCAAATACAAGACTGCCTGTGTCTTTAATTTTTGGAAATGCTGTTTCTGCAAATGAACAAAGCCAATCAACATATTCATCTTGCTCAAGACCACCATACTCTTTCTTTCTCTGAAGAGCATAAGGTGGACTGGTAACAATTAGATCAATAGAGTTGTCATCAAGATTGCTTAATAGTTCATTAGAATCACCACAAAGGCATTTTCCAAGGCTTGTCCTATATCCAATATCCATGTTCTTCATATTACACATTCCTCAAATAATCATCAATCTTAATGGAATCGTCTCAATCTGTAGTCCTGTAGTAATAGGAAAGCTCTTCACCTTTAAGATGCTTGCAAGCATAAGCATCAGCCTTGTAATAAAGTTCTGCATAGAGATCTGAATAATCGTATTTCTTATCAGCCCAATGCCAGCACTTCCAATTCAGAACCATCACCAGTTCTGTAAGATAGATGTGGTCGTGTTTCCATTCATTAAATGCTCTGTTGAAGGTGTCTTTGATTGAATCTAATCCAAATAGATCTGCAATAGAGAAATCTTCCCAGAAAGTTGTCTTTGTTTCATAACCAAGTACCTGCATAGTAACCTCCAATAAAATTATAGGATGTTTCTATGCATAGAAACAAGCATTTAAATCATTTCAGTGCCAACACTTTTATATTAATTTCATGGTTAAACACTATAGCCCATTTGTCTGTTATGTCCTTCTTCTAAACAACACCTATTATTATGTCGGGTGTCATTGCACTTCAAAACCATACCTAAGTGAATACGATATTATTGATCGCTCTTCTAATTTCTTAAAATATGCAGAAAAGAGAAAACGAATTACAAGAAAAGAATACCATTATGCCGTAGATCTTCTACATGTCGAAGAATTCTCAAACTATCAAGATGCTATAGACCATGAAGGAGTTCTCATAAACAAATACAAGCATCAGTACGGCAATAAATGTGTTAATCGTAAAAGTCCAAATAAAGAAATAATTGATTACAATAAGCTGTTTACATCTTGCCCTAGTTTAGCATAATAGTCATTTAAGTATTTGTTAATATTCTCATCATCTGTTTCAATAAGATCAAATTTCACCTTTCCTGTTAAAAGATCAATAGTTCCAGTATTTTGTGCTTCTCCCTTAAAGAACATCTTGAAAGCAACATCGTTGAATTTTTTAGTTCCTCTCTTTCTTCTCATAACTGTGAACTGTTTTAGATTTGCAAATAAGATCTCAATTCTATCCTCATAAACAACTGCATTCTTAATATGCCTAAAGTAGAAATTCCTGACTTGCTCGTTATCGCCAGATAAGAAGGCATCAATTGATTCTTCATTCTCAGATTCAATAAGATCCTCTACTGATTCTTCTTGTGCTCTAGCGGTTATCCTTAATGAAGTGATTTCATTTTTAATGTCACTTTCTTCTTTCTTCAGTTCATTGATTTTAGATTTAAACAAAGCAACATCAATTCCAGATTCAGTTACAAGATCAACTAGATGATTGATTTTTGCTGTGTTATCTTTCAGATCCTTTTCCTTTTGGATGATCTTCTCTTTTACTTCCTCAATTGTTCCATAGAGAAGATTCCTCTGCTCTGCATAGAAGCTTGCTACTTCAGCCCCTGATAAAAGGGTGATAAGCATTGTTGCTCTTGAGATGCTATCAAGATCCTGCTCTCTAATTTGAAATCTTGTTTTTAAAGCACAATCTGGTTTATGTACTGTGTTTGCATAATAGGCATAAGACAGTTGAGGCGTAACATAGACCAGTCCTATTCCACAACATGATGCTCTATAGACACCGGATAAAACCCTTATGCTTCTTCTGTAAGCATAATCTCTGGGCTTATGGCTCTGCTGGTAAAGAGAATTAACCTTCCAATAATCATCTTCACTGACAATAGCAGGATACACCTGACTCTTAATAAGCTTATCCTCAGTGATCTGTTCTGGGTTCTTAAACTTGTCTACCTTTTCAATAAGGTACTTTCCCATGTAAATCGGATTCAACAAAATAGACCTGCATCGAGAAACTGGTATTTCTGTTGCTTTTGAAATTGAGTAAAGATTCTTTCCTTTGATAAATGCATCATAAATGAATTTAACTACCTTAGCTTCATCTTGGTTAACTACGGCAGTTGTCTTTCCTCTTTTTCTTATCAAGTCATAGCCATACATGGATCCAGACATGATATGCTCGCCATTATCTCTTTTAAGCTGGATACTGGCTTTTGCTTTAGCGTTCTGTACCTTCCTCTGCCACTGAACTACTGCTGCGTTGATTGTGTATTGTAATTCGTCTGTAGGATTCTCAACATCAATTACTCTACCTGCTATCTCAAGTATAGCTCCGACATTAGCAAGAGCTTGTGCTATGCGTATGCTGTCACCAGCATTTCGTGAAAGCCTTGATTCATCATATACGCCTAAGTAATCACCTTTCTTGAGAGTTTTAATCAGCTTAGTGAGAATTGGTCTACCTTCTAAATCTTTGCCTGATTCAACCTCTTTCTGTAAGATAAAAACAAGTCCTAAAGACTCTGCACGTTTCTTAAGAAACTGCTCTTGTACTGTTAAGCTGGTTTCTTTAAGGCCCTGTCCGTAGCTACTGACTCTAACATAACCAAAATATGCCATTCACTGCTCCTTTCTTAGATGTGATATTATTTGCGATACGGTATAGGGTACTCCAATTAAATCACATCTAAATTCCCTACTTGAATTATATCTTAAGCATCAAAAAGAGACAACCAAAGAATAAATAATAATGGCAAGAGAAAAACGCTCATATACGCGCAATAAACCGCTTCATTTTCTCACTGCATATACTTTTACATTTTTCCCAAAACTCTTTGAAATTCAAAGGATTTACATATGGTTTTAAATAAATAAAGCAAGAGGTAATCCCAGCTACTGAATATCAATACAGAGCTGTGCTTTTTCTTCAGGGTTTTTAGTATTGAATAAGTACAATTCCCCATCTTTGCCTAATTCAAGTCCATATTTCTCCCAACCAAACTTTTGTACGGTAAACGTAAAGGCTGTTGTGAATGCATTAAAGACCTTTTCAGTCTCTGAATCATAGCCATGCAGATCTGCCCATCTACAATAAACACCATGCAGTTGTTTTAATACTTCAGGATAACCTTCCGGATACTCCATAAAAAACCCCTCCTAAACTAATTATATCACACAGAGGTTCAAATGGATGAAAAAAGTATTATGTTGTATGTTGCTATTCTTATTGGGTACGTGTTGTCTTTTATTTGCGGATGGCTCGGATCAAAATATCACAATCTCAAAACAGGATTGGGAAGCAATTCAGAATCATGTGATAGCATCGAATCAGATCTTAAAAGAGACGCAGACAGAATTGCTGACAATCAAGACAGACTTGGAGAATGCATCGATGAAGGTGAAAGAATTGAGAAATTATTCAGACAGTATAGCGACACAACTAACGAAGAGCAAAAATCTGAATAAGATATTAATTGGAGCTCTTTCAGTTTCTGTAGTGTTGAATTTAACAGGAATTGTTCTATATTTTGTTTTTAGGTAAAAAAAAATCCCTCTAATTGAGGGATGTTTTTTACTTCTCTTCATCTTCATTATCTTCTATTAGATGTTCCATCATTAATCTTCTTGTTTCGCAGAAATAATACCCTGCAAAGAAAGAAGTAATGACACAGAGAATACCCAATACAATAATGAAAATTGCTTCTTCACTCATTTTTCCTCTATCTGTTTATTGTCTTCACCTTTAATCATTTTGTAGAGTGCATGGAAGAAATCGTAACCCATACAGCTAATACCAGCAGTTGCTAAACCAGTTAGGACATCTGTTTTGAGAATAAAACTCATTCCAACACCAAGAACTGAGTTAACAAGAGGAAGCCACTTTGCTGCTTTAGGAAAGAAAGCCTTCACCGCTATACTTATGATTTCAATAATTGCTACTATTAATGCAATGTTCATTTTTTAGTCTCCTTGTTTTTAATTAGTTAACAGGCTGCTATCTACTGCAACAGAAGCACAGTACTCACCATAAGATTGATTTGTAGGATTAAACGCTTGATAGATGTAAATATTGTGTGTACCTGCACTTAAATTACTATAAGTAATTGGTAACCACTGTGATGTATCTGTAATATCTGTTGCACTGGCACTGGTTGTGATTCTTTCATTTATAATGTGGTCATAATTAGAATCAGTAACCATTGAATCTAACTTCACATAGCAGTTCTCACCTGCATGGCAGTGGACATAGAATGTAAAGGTTGTGAATCCTGAGAACTCAATTTCTAAATAACAACTATTAGTAGCTGATGTATCATACTGCTTTATGTAAGAGGTATAACCAGATCCATCAGGCAATCTATAAGAATCTCCAGGCCATGAGGAATTAGGAACATCCCAACCTGTTGCTAAGCTGGTAGCTGTGAATTCACAGGTTCTTGGAGTCTTGATTCCTTGAGTAACTGTAGTTGTAGCTGTTAATCCACTATTAGGCCATGTATAAGAGATTGTCTTTGTAACAGAAGATCCTGTATCGTTTTCTCCAATATAACAACTAACTTCACTTGTAAGAGTTTGATCATAAAGAGTTTGACCTGATATATGATCAATTCCATCACATACTAAAGTAGCTGTTGCAGGACAATACTCATCCCAACCATCAGGAGTTGCAGTTGTAGATAAAGTCAAACTCTTGTAGTTTGTTATCTCAAATGACTCTTGCATCTGGGATGCATATGAACTCCAGTTCGTTGCAGATTGATAAGCCGCTAAAGTACCAGCAGGAACATAGATTGTTAAATCACTTGCTGCATCTGAGAAAGCGATAATACCAAGAGTTGGAGGAGTTGTTGCCTCAATATAGACATTATGTAGATTGTGGCAATATCTAAAAGCTTCTCCTTCAATTGAAGTAACATTAGGTCCAATTGTAACTTCATGCAAACAGTGGCAACTATAGAAAGCATTCAAACCAATAGATGTGGCATTACTCAGATTTACACTTTCAAGCAATGTGTTTTGAAAAGCAGAATTTGAAAAAATACTTACTTGAGATAAATCAATATTTTTAATGCTTGTATTTTGGAATGCATACATGTCAATTGTTGTTACACCGGGAAGATTTGCCCTTTCTAAAAAGCTATCATTAGTAAATGCATATTCACCAGTGTTCGCATTATTTAATCCAATTAATGAAGCTTTCCTTAAATTAGGGCAATCACTTGAGAAAGACGAAGGTGTTACAGAAAAAGATCCTCTGATGTAGTACTCTTCTAATGCATTATGCTTATAGAAGAATTTATACGCATAACTGATTGTATTGGAACCTGCATCAATTACAATCCTTCTTAGATTCAAAGCACCTTCTCCATCATTCCTATAGAACTGAATTGAAGATGTTCTTTGAACTGCTCTTGAAGGGAAAACAACAGATTCATAAGGAGCATATCTCAACATATTTGAAACGTACTGCTGTCCATACAAAAGCCTTGAAGATGAAGGAATTGTCAGGTGTTTAATACCTGTACCAGAAAAGCATCTTGAGAACTCAGAGGCTCCAATATTGCCAAAAGCATTTGTTGGCAGGATAAGTTCAGTTATTCTATAGTTACCAGTAAAAGAAGGAACATTTGTCCATGCGTTACCTGCAAATTCAACGCCAGTAATTAAAGAATATTTTGCAGTAGGAGTCCAATCACTTGATTGCATGGCTGTAGCAGCTTCACTCTCTAAAACAAAACATGGGCCATAACCATTATAGGGCCATTTAGGAGCTCTATTGTAGTAAGTATTTCTTATTTGAATAGTATAAGTTCCAGCTTGAGCGTAAGTGTGTTTATGAACACTGTCATCCCCCCAAGCTTCTTCACTGCTACCATCCCCCCAGTCAATTCTAACTCCTGTGTCACCTCTTGTTACTACAACAGCTCCATTGTAAGGAATTTCAATATAGATTTTTGTTTTTGGGTTGCTATCTGAAGCTCTGTAGTTTACCCCAACATCACAAGGCATTGTTAAGTTTTGAATGTAGCTGAGGGTTTCTGTCCATCCATTACTTCCATCACCCGGATCATAGATTTCATATCCTGCAGGTGGTGTTGGTAAAGCAGGTAAAGCAGATAAAGCCTGTGCTTCTGCTAAAGTGTAGGAGTAAAGGATTGTTCCATCCCAATCAAAGAAGTTAACATCTTTGAATACACGAGGGGCTGAAGGAGCCGGAATACTCTGAATTGCCGTAGGCATCTGATCAACTGTGTAAGTATTTGCGACACCAAGTTTTGTTCTTATTGAATCTGCTATATTTGTTAATTTTTGAGAATCTAAATATCCAATAGCCATTAATAAGCTCCTTGTGCAAGATTGTTAAGCATGTTGTAAGTTATAGTTGCTATAGCCTGATAATCTGATTGTGTGATTACATAATCACTTCCAGTAGGTCCTTGAGGTCCAGTAGCACCTGTAGGTCCCATAGGTCCTTCAGCTCCTGTAGGTCCTTGAGGTCCAGTAGGTCCTGTCTCTCCTTGAATACCTTGGGATCCCTGAGGCCCTGTCGGTCCCATAGGTCCTTGAGGTCCTTCAGCACCTGTAGGTCCAGCTACACCTTGAATACCTTGGGATCCCTGAGGTCCAGTAGCACCTGTAGGTCCCATAGGCCCTTCATTACCCGGAACACCTTGAGGAATGTGGAACACTAACCTTGCGTCTGTGGGAGTACCTTCATTAATTACTGAAGCAGGAGTGTCATAAGTAACTGAGATTGCGCTTGCCTGTACTGTAGCAGCTCTACCGTCCTGTCCTGAAGGTCCTTGAGGTCCAGCAGATCCTATTGGTCCTTGAATACCCTGAGGTCCTGTAGGTCCGATTGGTCCCATAGGTCCTATTGCTCCTGTAGGTCCCATAGGTCCTGTCTCACCTTTTTCTCCACGGATACCTATATTTGTTTTGTAGTATAATGTTTTGTCACTTTCAATTTTGTAGTAATACATTAGTGATCACCTTTTTTATTTGAATTCAATGATTAATTAGTTGAAGAAAAAGAAAAGCTCCTAATTTCTTAGGAGCAAGAGAAAAAAATTAGGAATTAAAAATTATGGCTAACTGAATTTAATATAAACTCAGATCACAGTATTTGATGTGTAATAAGTAGTATTTCCTGTAGGAGTTCCTGTAAATGTTCCGCCTGTTTGCCAGAACATAAGAGAAAAACTATCACTTGTTCCTGATCCAATATAGTAAGCGTTCTTATATGTTGATGTTTGGGTTTGGGATATTTTTACTCCGGTACAACCTTCAAACATTGACATATAAGCCTGACTCGCAACATTTGTTGCTGGTAAATTTGGGATCGTAGTGAGGGATGTACAATCTTCAAACATTTGTTCATAACAGCCATACCGTAAAGTTGTAGCAGGAAGGGAAGGTGCTATGGTAAGAGAAGTACATCTCGCAAACATACCAATATAACAACTATCCTCCAAAACCATAGCAGGAAGTTCAGGTGCTGTAGTAAGAGACGAACAGCCTGCAAACATTCCATTATAAGATCTACTACCCAAAGTTGTTGCAGGCAATTCAGGTGCTGTCCTAAGAGATGTACAGTTCAAAAACATATCCGAACATCCCCAAGCAGGAATTGTAGTGAGTGGTAATTCAGGGCCTTTAACAAGTCCCGACCAACCTCTAAAAAGTGCACAAAAGCAATAATTTGCTGCGGTGGGATGACTTCCCCTTTGCACTGTTTCATAATCTAATAATGTTTCAATATTCCCATCTACAGATATATTAGATGAAGTACATGAAAACAATGGATTTATTGTGTAGCTACCACCAGTAAGAGAAGTATTATTTGATCCTCTTAAAAACAAATAACCTGTACTACTTGAATTAATAGTATCTCCGGTTTTTACCATAGTCCAATTTGAGGCATCCGTACTGTAATAGATAAGAGGAGCATACGAAGCATAGTTGTACACAAGAGAAAAAGAGTGTGTACTACTAATCGTTAAATATGAGTCTGAATGGCGATAATCAATATATGGGTAGTGCGTATTTACAATCATGTGAATAGAACATTAAAAGTCACAGTGCTACTCGGCGTGGTATTGGCCGAAAAAGTTAAACTATTTGTTCCTTGATTGGAGCAATAGATTATGTTATCAACTGCAGTCTTCATGCTTGATGTGTTTGGAGATGCAATAACCATTGAATTTGTAGTAACACCAGTAACTGATTTGGTGCATGTTTTATTCGACCAGTTATTTGGTGCAATCACAACAGTTGCAGATGTAAAGCCGGGATCACCCTGTGAACCAGTAGGTCCTTGTGGTCCTTCAGCACCAGTAGGTCCTTGTGGTCCTGTAGCGCCTGTAGACCCCTGAGGTCCTGTAGCTCCTGTAGGTCCTGTTGGGCCCATAGGTCCTTCAGCTCCTGTAGGTCCTTGTGGTCCTGTCTCTCCTTGAATACCTTGAGGTCCTGTTGGGCCCATAGGTCCTTCAGCTCCTGTAGGTCCCATTTCACCTTGAATACCTTGCGAACCTTGAGGTCCTGTAGCACCAGTTGGTCCCTGAGGTCCTTGAGGTCCTTCAGCACCTGTAGGTCCAGCTACACCTTGAATACCTTGTGATCCCTGAGGTCCTGTGGCACCTGTAGGTCCCATAGGTCCTTCAGCACCAGTTGGTCCTGTAGCTCCTGTAGCTCCTGTAGGTCCTGTTGGGCCCATAGGTCCTTCAGCTCCTGTAGGTCCTTGTGGTCCTGTCTCTCCTTGAATACCTTGAGGTCCTGTAGCTCCTGTAGGTCCCTGAGGTCCACCAGCAGGCCCCGGTTCTCCTGTAGGTCCCATAGGTCCCATAGGTCCAGTAGGGCCCTGAGGTCCTGTAGCACCTTGTGAACCAGTAGGTCCTGTGTCACCTCTATCACCCTTGGATCCTTGAGGGCCAGCTACACCTTGAATACCCTGAGGTCCAGTTGGGCCCATCTCACCCTTCTCGCCTCTATAGCCTCTTGGTCCTTGATCACCTGTAGGCCCAGTTAATCCTTGGGGTCCTTGATCACCAGTATCACCTTTATCACCTTTGGATCCTTTAGGACCTTGCTCACCTTGAGGTCCTGTAGCTCCTGTAGGTCCTTGTGGTCCTTGAGGTCCTTCAGCACCTGTAGGTCCAGCAACACCTTGAATACCTTGCTCACCTTGTGGTCCTGTAGCACCTGTAGGTCCCTGAGGTCCAGTAGCACCAGTAGGTCCAGCTACACCTTGAATACCTTGTGAACCTTGAGGTCCTTCAGCACCAGTAGGTCCTTGAGGTCCAGTAGCACCTTGCTCTCCCTGAGGTCCAGTAGCTCCTGTTGGTCCCATAGGTCCTTCAGCACCAGTAGGTCCCTGTGGTCCAGCAACACCTTGAATACCTTGTTCTCCCTGAGGTCCAGTAGCTCCTGTTGGTCCCATAGGTCCAGTAGCTCCTGTTGCGCCAGTAGGCCCCATTTCACCTTGAATACCTTGAGAACCAGCAGGTCCCTGATCTCCTTTCGGGCCTCTTGGACCAACTCCGTTTGGCTGGACATTTACTACAATAACGCCTTTATCGGTTTCAACTGTAGCTACAGCACCTCTCTGCTCTGTTTCTGCAGCTATTGCACCTTGAGGATTTTTGATTTTATAGATTGTCTGACTTTTGTTTTGAGGAATGCTATAAACCAGCATGTGTTACTCCTCTATATCGTCTTCATCCTGAGCACTTGGTATTATTTCAAGATCTCCGTAAATAGCCCTATACTCTTCACCAGAAATTGTATCTTTCATTCTGACTTCATAATATGCAATTAAAGAATCAGCAAACGATTCTGCACTTATTTCAAAATTCTGAGACTGATCTGAGGATAAGAAAACAACAAACTTTGAATGATCTTCGTTATCTATTGTTACTGTAGGAGTCCAGATAGGAGTGTCATCATCTACACGCCTTTTAATTGTGCAGGATCCTGTGTAACCGCTAAGATCTGTAGGAGTATCAATTCCGTTCTCTCTTGATACAACAGATACTGGTAAAGACCATGCAGATCCCTGATATAGTGCCAAACCATTAGCTTTTGTTAAATTTACCTGAACAGGTGAAATGATTGCTTTCATTTTGCAATCTCCTTAATGTTTAAGAATTCTATGAATAATTAGTTGAAAACAAAAAAGATGCTCCTAATTTCTTAGGAGCAAAAAAGAATAAAACGTTTAAAGGAGTGATAAAAAAATATGGATTTAAACTTTCATCCTAAGTTTAAAGCTCTTAGGATCATTTTCGTTACGACAGTTATTGTTATTGAAGATCCTGCTACAACCACAGCCCATCTTATAATTTGGAAGACTCTATCCTTATAGTAGAGCTTGATTCTTTCATCAATTCTTTGAGGTAATGTTTCGTCTAATTCTTTGAATTTCTCATCCACTGAATCTAACCTCTTATTTACAGCCATAAATCCAGAGTCTATCTTTTCGCTAAGCTGTTGCATTACGTAAGTCGTTTCCTTTTTAACATGTTCTATTTCTGATTTATTTGTAGCTATTGCTTCAATATAATTAGCTTCCATTTAAGCACCTATCTTATGATTAATTAGTTCCCTTTTTATGCTTTAACATAAACAGGATAACACTGAACATTATTAACTGTTGTTAAAGCACCTTTGAATAAAGTATTTGAAGGGTTACCACTTGCATAATCCTTATCAGGAATATTGACTTCAAGTAAGTTACCACCAGACCAAACATTCAAAGTCAATCCACCAACTATCCAAGAACCAGAAGGAGTTGAACCAGGATGAGAAGAAAGGTATCTAACTTTATTAACTCCTGTTCTACCTACAGTAATCCCCGGTACGTCATTAATATCAATTTCAGCTAAGTCTTGTTTCCAGAAGTGAATCTGATAAGTAGAGCCCGGGTTAATATAGTAATTGATGTAGTAAATATCTGAGGTTACTCCATCTATATCCGCTCTAATCGGGTTGTTGTAAGAATACCAGTTACTTGCCATAGGTAATCCTGCGGCCTGCATTGCTTCACATATTATTTTAGTCTGATCCCAACCGGCACTTGCTGAATAAGGAGTTGCAGATGCAGCATTAGCAACTGTATTTAGAACACCAGTATTAAATCTACCAGTAAACAACGAGTCTCCTGTAATTGTTAAGTTATTTGCACTCGCATTATTACAATCAAAGAATCCATTGGAGCCAAGATAAAATCCTTGACCTTCAATTATTTGTTCCCCATAAGTAACTACAATTGTGTCTCCGGTATGAGCTACTTGTCCTTCACCATCAAAAGTGATGTAAACACCGTAGTACTCCATATCCTCATTGTCCATCCCGCTATCAATTACGGTAGAGCCTTTAGTTAATTTCCAAGTACCACTATATCTGCTACCTTGAGTACACTCAAACGTATACGTTCCATAGCCTGAAGTATGATTAATAAAAGTACTCTCTTCAAATCTATAGTTACTATAGCCTTGAACTCCGCTTGGATCATCGACACAAGTTACTTCTGTCCGTTGTTGAACGTAGTTTGAACTCTTGATTAGACCCGGATCAAGGAGTGTAATGTTCTTTGAGAAAAGGTTTGTGATTACAGCATCCTGAGCTATAAGTGTTCCAAACCATGCATATAGAGCTGATGTTGCAGGAACAGTTAGATCTGAGTTTAGAGCACTACCTAATGTGTTCAACAATCTCTGAACATTATCAACGCTGTTACCTGTTAACTGTGTCCATGAGCCTGATACTCTTACATATGGAACACCAAAAGTATAACCGCTTAAGCCTTGACCAGCTAAGAAGTAGTCTCCGTTTAAGACTTGATCGTTTGAAGGTAATGTAGTGATTGTACCCCAGTTCTTATTCCAAACTGTGTTGTCTATAATGTTAATTCTCTTTTCCTGAGTTGTTACATTCTGTAATCCTGTAACATAAGCTTTTGCTATTATGTAAGTTGCAGTTGTCTTTTTTGCTAAATCAAAATGAGCTTCTGAATGTAAATTATTATCCCAAGATAACGATATTGGGTTGTTAGAACTATCCCTGACATCCCAAACAACTGTATCAGGAGTTGTAGTTGAGGCATTATAGTAGAACTTCAGATCAACTTGCCCGCTTGAACTGTCTCTCTGATCTGAATAGAAAATATCAGGATTAGCTGTGATTTCAGTTGTGATATTTTCAGCATCAGGTATTTCAACATAAACAGTTGAAGGAGGAGCCGAAGTACTTGTAGTTGTTGTCTGCTTGCTATAGTTGAATGCAGAGATTGAATTAGCAGTATAGGTAATAACCTGAGTACTGTCAGTTTCCTTTATT